TAGTTGTTACAGTAGATGTTGTGTTCTGTGTTATTGAGCTTTCATCTACTGCCATTACAGGTAATACAAAGATTACCCAAAAACATGCAACAATACCTAAAGCTATGACATTGTTGCGCAATCTGTTAGACATTAGCCTGTAGGCTCTGCATTAGTAATCTGTGTATTAATATTACCTGTACCTGTAGCATTAAGTGCAGTAACGTTAGTTGAAGCTACACCTGCTGTACTAATATTAATAGCCCATGCATCTAACAATGTTTTAAGATATTTTTGATCAGCATTCCANTTAAANCCTTTNGCTTGTTCNCCNTNTAANGTANTNTNTTTACCNANNANACTATTAGCATTAGGAGTAGTATTACCAGTTACTAATGTTTGTNCAAANTCAGTAGTNTGNTTTTGNGTTAANAAAGCAACTTCTGCATTTGTTTTTTCTTGACCAATTGCATAACNAACTGAAGCTTGTAANGCACTTTGNATTGCACCTAAATANACAGTAGCAAAATCAGTTCCTGTTATTCTACCTAACTGAAACTGTGCTTCTAAGTGAGCAGTAACAGATTCCATCAAATCATCAAATACTCCAGTACCTGTGATTACATTGTTAGTATTTGTTACTGAGCTACCTTGCGTTAATGATGCATTTGTAAGTGCCATAATGTTATCCTACTGATCCAGTTGACTTTTGTTTTATTTCTAATGATTGTCTTTCTTCTTCAGTTAATGGAGGCAAAATTTCAACATTAAATGCTTTAATATTTTTAGGCTCCATAAACTCTTGTCCATTACGAGTAACTTTTGCAAAGATTTGACATTCTGCAGCTTTAAGATGGTCTAATAGTATATTAGGTATGTGCCATCCATCTTCATTATTAAATGGAATATACTTTTTAACAGGTTTACCATCATTAATTATTTTATTACCTACAGTAAAAATTTCACCCGCAGATTCTCGTTTAAGAGGGTCGTTAGACCTTACAATAACTCTTTGAAGTTTTAATGCATGTAAATTTCTCATGCCTTCTAATTCAACACCATTAACTTTAAAATCATTAGCAATTAATTCTTCTTCAGTTATTCGTATTTTATTTGATGGTGCTTCTGCAACTGCAACATCAACATTATCGCTTGCCATTAAAGCTTCTTCTAGCTTTTCTCTTTTACTATTAAAATGCATAGTTACACCTCTATTACTTAATTCGTCACTAATTTGTTTGGATGTCATTTCTTCTATATTCATATCATCTCCTTTATAAATCTTCCCCACATACGTAGTATGTGAGGAAGATAATAAGAAAACTTAAATTAAGCTTTCTTAGTCCAAATAATACCTAGGCGTTCAGGACGTAAAGCCATGAAACCGTAGTACCACTTGATTGAGTAAAAACCCTTTTCACCGTAAGGATCATTAACGTCCGCAGTTTCTTTACCTGGCTTCTTGTGAGTAGTAGTGAACTTAAGGCTCTTACCATCAGTTTGGAAACCAATAGTAGTAAATGAACCATCACCAACACAAAGCATTGGGTAAATTGCAGCATCAGATGCACCACCTTTTTCAGAGTGAAGCATTTCAGGAACTACAACAAAGCGGAACTGGTCTACTGAACCAATCTCACCATTCATAATTGTAGTAGCGTCAGCGTACTTTTCTACACCAACAAAACCTGAACCTACTGCTGAACCTGTGTCAATTCCTTTCATTTTACGAACTAGAGGAATTAAGTCTGGTCCAATGTACATAACACGTCCACCATTAATAGTTTTAGTGTCTGTCATACGAGAACCTGAAATTATCTTAGTTGTTCTTGGAGTTTTGTTATTGTCCAAAGCAATAGATAAAGTCATTAGGTCATCATAGTCAGCAGCTGCAGCTACAGTAGCTTTAGTTGTAACTGTACCAGGATATTGAACAGTACCACTAGAAGTAGCAGTATTAATCAAATCCTTTTGTAGTTGTGCTTCAGTTAGTTCTGTAGCACCTACCATCATTTCTTCAGTGATGTGTGACATCAATTCTGAATCTGAATCAAAGTCTAGAGACTCTTGAGTGTATTCAGTGAAGAAACCTTGCTTGATAAGTGAACCAGTTATTTGTGTACGTGTAAAACCGACACGGTTAACTCTTCCACCATTCTCTGTTAACGCTGGCAAACGATCAACAATAACACCAATGTCTTTTGAAGAACCATAAATGTTACCACCAAGTTCAAGCGAAATATCAGCAGTAGCGTGAGCTAAAGCTTGAGCTTCAGTACCAAAGTAACCTGCTGCTGTTGCTGTAGGAGCAACCCAACCTGTACCACCAGTTACTTCAACACCTTGACCAGTATAACCTTTCCACTTACCTTGAGTAATGATTAGACCATCAGCATCAATACCTTGGTCTGATACGTTAAGACTGTCTAATAGTGGTTGATATACATCTTGCTTGATTGTTTTACCATGATGCTTAGGCATTGCCCTTACATCAGCTAGCGGCATAAAGTACTGAATGTCACGTACTTTGATGAGCGCTTTTTTAAAGTAAAAATCAGTACGCGCTTGCGCACCAATATTACTGGCGCCATTTGCGCCTGTGCCATATTCTAAAGCCATATTATTCTCCTATAGCTGTATTAAAAGAAAAAGACTACACATCGGCAAGTTTCATAAATTCGTCATCAGTCATATTTAAATAATTGGCTGATGCACTATCAGTCTTACCTGCAGTCTTTCTTGTTCCTGCTGCGGCTTTACGCTTTTGTTGTACAACAGCAGGGTCCTGTGCTTTAGTCTTCGGTACAGATGCAGGAGGAGGTCTAACAGATTCCTGTTGATTACTTAGTGCTCCTTGAGATTGTAGATGTTCAGCTACTTGTCTATAAGCGACAACATCAGGTACTTGTAGTCTTCCTAACGCTCTCTCAGTATCAACAACCGATTGTACTTTATCAAAAACTCCATTAAATACATGGTCATTAATAATAGATATAATCTCAGGATTGTCAGATATTAAGTTTTTACTTTCGTTATCCCACTCTTTAGCTAAGATATTTATAGTCTTGTCAAAAGATGGGGTATCTCTAATATCATCAATTGCTTGATTAATTTTAAACTCTTTATCTGATACACTGTAATTATTAGGTTTATATGTTACTTCCTCATCAGTATCTATATCTAACGGGTCAATGCCACTATCTTTTATAAGTTGAGCAATTGCTTTAGGGTCTTTTTTAGAAAGGTCGATTAAATTGTTAAGTTTATTTTGATCTAACAATCCTTCTTTTTCTAAAGTACTTACTATCTTAAGATTAGGACTTAAAGTCTTCATCTTATTATGATAGTCAGCGCCTTTCTGCATTAGGGCTATTGCATCGTCAATGTTATCGACTTGCATCATCCGCTTGCTAGCTTTAAATGGTGCCATTATCCGCTTGTATGCTGCTTCATAATCAATTTTAGCTTGAGAAGTATCCTTCTCTTGTTTAGCTTCATTGGTATCTTCAGTAGCATCTGTATCTTCAGACTCTAACTCTACAGTATCTTCTAATGTTTCGTCTTCTAGTTGAGTATCCTCATCTAGGTCAGCTACTTCATCTTCTAATATCTCTTCATCAGATTCTTCCGTATTACTTTCAGACTCATCCGTTTCCTCATAAGGGTCGACCTTATCAGGAGTTACTTCTTCGTCTTCACTTGTTACTTCTTTAGAAGTTTGCTCTTCTTCAGGAGTATCAATTTCTTCAGTGTTTTCTTGAGCTTCAGCTTCTTCTGCTGCAATTAATCCAGCTTCAAGTTCACTTAAATCTTGTTTTAGGAATTCTTCGTCATTCATTCCTAGAGGACTATTTACTTCAGCCATTGCTTAAGTCCTCCTGTAATATTTGTGTTCTAGCATCTTCATCGTCTCTGTAAGCTTGTTCTGCTTGTGTGCCTCTAGTTAGTACACTATCAAAGAAATTACTTAATGCTCCAATACCATAAATCATATTATCAATCATTTTTTGTTGTTCTTCATTTAAAGAACTAGCTTTAGCCATAACTAACCTAGCAGCTTCTTCTTTAAAATAATAATCAAGAACTACTTTTTTAAATTCTCGATTTTTAAATAATTTAATAGTACTATCTTTAATATCAATGAAATGCTTAGCATCATTCATATTATCTTCTAATTCTTGCAATTGTTCTTCTGTGCTCATCGTGTGTCCTCTTATTGAGATAAAAACAAAGTATTGTTAATAATTTAAATAACAAATCTCTCCTATTTTTTAAATAAACTAATTTGTTATACAAATTGTCTATTTTCGCGATTATATCACGGTTTTTTCTAATCTTACTGACCATTTAACATTGGATCATTAATTATTGCATCTGCAAACTTGTTGTCCATTGCGTTTTGTTGGTCTACTCCTTTCATGTTTTCTTCATGTTGTCTGCCAACACCAGACTCTTGTTCTACAAAATTTAAGTCTTCCATATCAGACTTACTATTTAAGTTTCTAGACTTAGATATTTCAGTCTGAGTCTTAGCTTTCTTATATTCTACATCTACTGCATTTTCAGCTGCTTTAGCACTTTCATTAGCTATCTGAGCTTGTAATAGTTGCATTTCCATTTGTGCTCTTTGTTCAGCCATTGGATTAGGTTGCGGCTTATATTCTTTAATCTGTTTAGCTAGTTCAGGCATTTTACGTAATCTAGCTATGTCAGCTAATATAATCTGTGACATAGATGGATCCATGTTGTTACCCATTGTCTGTAACATAAATGATAGTTCTTGAGCTTTTTCGTTATCAGCTTCAGCTGTAGAAATATTTAATTTAATATCGTACATACCACCTAAGTCTTCACGATTAATAGCAACAAACTCTTCATTAGTTACTCTTACAATTTCTTCATCAGATAAAAATTCAGAGTTCATAGATATAATCTTACGACCTATTTGATTAATACCATCAGCTAATCTTCTAAGTATTCCTAACTCACGTTTAGATGATGCATCTAATGCACTACGTATACCTGTAGCTGTATTACCTAAAGCTTGTCCACTAATGCCACTACTAAACGCTTTAACGCCAGTTAAAGATTCAGCTTCATTGTTTTGAAGATTAAGCATGTTTAACGCACTATTAGGTATTTCAGGATACGTATCCATATGAAATGCTTGTCTAGGGTCTACATTAGAATTAAACTTATAATCTGCACCTTGTTCAAACTTACGAGCATTAGTAACATCTAAAGCATCTTTACGAATACCCATTTGTCCATTAGCAGACCTACCAATAATATCAATCATACCTCGTGTTACAGCACCAATAATCTTTTGGTTATCTTCTAACAATGCACCATCAGGTTCACCATATATGTGTTTACGAACTGGTAAATATTGAACAGCTATAAAAGGTAATTTTTTATCAGGGAATGGATTTCTATCCATTCTAATCAATACATCACCTGCCC